CGGTCAACATGCCGCGCTTCGTCTTGCGGTCGATGGTGATCAGGAAGCGCTCCACCTCCGCGGCGGTGCGGTAGGCGTGTTTGATCAGGCCTCGCGCGCCGCGGAAGGGGAGCGGTTCGTCCAGGCTCACGGCACCGGTGCGGGCTCAAGCGTCCAGGGACCCGCCGCGACGAATGAGCCGGAGATGGTGACGGCACCATCAGCGGGACATTCGATGCCGGCGTCGAGATACGCCAGGCCCGTGAAAAAGTGGGTCGGCGTAATCGTCGAGGGGATGAGCTTCAGCGTCACTGGCACCTCGCCGAGCGCAATCCGCAGGAAGTCGGGCGACTCTTCCTCATTCCACACGCCTTCAATTTCGCCCTGGATGTCGGGGAGCCCAAGCACGTATTGCTTGTTCGTATCCCCGAAGCACGTCACGTCTTCCTTGTCGCGCTCTAGGTCAAGGGACCAAGAGTTGAGCGAGCCGACCGCTTCGGTGGTCGCGCCGCCGGCGGGGTCGATTTCGATAGAGCCTTTGCTTCCGTGTCGTCTCGCCATGTCGCGGGTCCTTTCCTATGGGAGTGCGTAGTGCATTAGTTCGTATTGCCCGCCCGAGTGGTGCCAAACCTCTTGGTTGTTCGCGTCGCTTTCGAGGAGCGCCAGGCGGTCGATACGCTGGAGGTCCATCGCGACATGGCCGGCCGAGGAGAGGTCGGGCACCGTGCCGTCGAGCAGCACATCAATCCGCGCGGCGGCTTCGCGAGCTTGCGTGCGGCTTTTCGAGAGCACCGTCGCGCGGACGAGATAGATGGAGCGCTCGTAGAGCGTCACGTTCTGCAAGCCGCGGAACTTCGCGGGCGTATCGAAGAGCGTCACGATCACAAACGCGGTCCCGCCTTCCTGGCGGCGCAACCCCCACCAGACGCCATCCGGGCAGAGCGCGGCGAGCGCGGCATCATTCGCGAGGATTTCGACAATCGCCGCATCGACCAGGCCCACGTCAGGCATTCGCTGGACCTCCGTTGACGACGAGGCCGCGCGCTTCGACGCGGTCGATCACGTCCTGCAGGAAGGCTTCGCGTCCGCGGCGCACAATCGGCGTGAAGACCGGATGCGGCTCGGTGCGATGCGTGCCGAATTCATAGAAGGCGGCGTGGCCGGCCGTCACCGCCACGCGCGTGAAGACGCGGAGCGGCGAGGTGGAGCTTTCGCGTTGGACCAGGACTGAGTTCCGCAGCTCGCCGGTGACGACGGGATAGGCGGCGCGCAGATTGTCCGCGATGCGCTCCGCCTCCGCGGCTTGCTCGGCGCGCGCCTCCGCGACGAGCTCGGGCGCCAAGCGCTCCAACTCATCGACGAAGGCATCGAGTCCATCAATCCGCAGCTCGGTCGCCATTAGCCTTGCAGGTCCGCGGTGAGTTCCATTTCGAGGAAGCGCCCGTCGATGTTCGCGACGCTCGTAATCAAGTAGATCGCGCCGGCGAAGAGCATCCGCGCTTTGGTCGAGATGCCTGGATGGAAGCGCCCGTGGACCAGATGCGTGACGTGCGTCACCACCGTGCCGGCGAGCACGCGCTCGGCATCGCGGCCGGTCACCGGCGCGATGCGGACATACCAGGTCGGCGGCGAGAGCGGGACCCAGGTCTCGACGTAGCCGCCTTCACCATCCGGCGTCGCGGTGCCTGGCTCCTCAAAGGTGACGAGATGTTGGTCGCGACCAATTGAGTTGCCTTCGGTGCGTTGCTTCATCAGCTCACCGCCGGATCACGGGTCCGCATGAGAAATTCGGAGAGCGTCTCCCAAATCTTCGTATCGGGACCGAAGACCGAGCCGGCATCGTCGCCGCGGTGCTCGTAGAGATGGCCGAGGAGTTTCATGACCGCCGCATCGACGATGTCTTCGGGCGCCTCCGGCAGCCGCACGGGTCCGATGTATTGCGTGACGAAGGCGGTCGCTTGGTCGAGATACATCTGGACTTCGGCATCGCGCGCGGGGTCGGTGATGTGAAGCGCCAGCTTCGCCTCGTCAAGCGTGACTGCCATTAGCGCGCGTCCTTCCCGTCCTGGCCGCGCTTCACCATCAGCTTCCAGTCCTGCGAGTGGCCAGGCCGGCCGGTCGTGGTGCGGCTGCAATAAAAGAGCGAGCCATGGTCGGTGACCAGGTCGCTCGGGTCGTAGGTCTTCCCAGGGACGTAGACGCCGGCATAGTTCCAGCTCTTGCCGTCCAGGCCTGGCGGGCCTGGCGGGCCTGGCTCGCCTGGCGGGCCTTGCGGGCCTGGCGTGCCGCCGAGCGCCTCCAGGATTTCGAGACGTGCCCCGAGGTCGCCGAGCGAAGCCTGAACCGTAGTGAGCGCGATGGCTGCACGCCCGCCGGCGGCCTCCAGCTCGGCGACCCGGAGCGACAGTGGGCCGACCAATCCGCGGACGGTCTGCCCGAGATGCGCCGCCAGCACGTCAGGCCGCATGGAGATCCTCCAAAGACTTCGTCAGGGTTTCCAGGAAGCTCTTTTCGTCGGCCTCCTCATCCTCGGCCGGCGGGAGCTGCGGCGACGCCGCGGGCGCCGGCTCGGGTTTCGCGAAGGGCTTGTCCTGATCACGTTCGGCGAGCGCGGCGAGCGAGAAGTTCTGTTGCTGCATGTAAGGCGTATCGCCGCCTTTGACCTTGCCCAACCCGAACCACTTTTTCCGCGCTTCATCCGGCGAGAGCGCGCCGGCGCCGATGGCTTCGGAAGCCGCCTTCGTCTTCGTCGCCGTCACCATCCAAATCAAATCGTCGATGTCGAACTCGGTGCCGAACGGCGCCTTCAACTCGAGTCCTTCGTCGAGGGAGGTTTCAAAATTCGCGAGGAGCGATTGGATGCACTGCGAGTGGTATTTCTGCAGCAGCGCTTCCAGGTCGGTGACGTTCGTCGAGTCGCCTGGCAAGTCGAGGAGCGCCGGCGGGACGTGGTAGCAGGTGCAGACCTGGTGCGCGCTCCAATTGAGTTGTTCAATGAGCTGCGCGTCCGCGGCATTCACCGTCATCGCCTCATACTTCAAGCCGCGGCCGACCACCGCGACGCGACCGGCATTCGCGCCGGAGAAGTTCTCTTCCCAATACTTTTTGATGCGGTCCGCTTGGTCCTGGCCAATCTCTCCAGGCGCCGTGAGCACGCCGCCTGGATGCGAGCCGCCGCGAAAGAACTGCTCGCTCTTCGTCTGGATGGTCAATCCCTGTTGCGCCGCCAGGCCGCACGCATAGAGCGGCGTCACGCCGACGAGCGGATGAAAGAGCGTGACCATGGGGTCGTGGATGATTTCGCGCGCGGGCACGATGAGGTCCTGGCCGGCCAGGTCAGGCGAGATGCCAACAAGGTCATCGTGTTTGAGCCGGTAATAGACCGCGCCATCCGGCGCGATGAGCGGCGTGACGCGCGTCGGGTCCAGGACGTAGAGCGCCGCGACGACGCCGGTCTCATGCCGCGCTTTCAAGGCATACGCATTGCCGGCAATGAGCTTGGAGGTGATCCACTGCTCCGCAAACTTGATAAAGGTCTGATAGCGGTTCGGCTTGCGGAGCACCGGCGAGTAAGCGGAGTTCTCGGTTTCCGTCCAGACCCCGTCGTCGTCTTGCCTGACGAGGCGAAGGTGGAGCTTGCCGATATCGGTGGCGATGAGGGTGATGCACGCGTAGACCGCGAAGTAGGAGAGCGCGGTCGCCGGCGTGATGGGCGGGGCGTTCTCTTGCCACGCGCCCATGTAGGGCTCGCGCACGGCCGCAAACCACCCGCCGCCCATCGTGCCCGCCGGCGCCGCAATGGGCGACAGCGGGCGACGAGCGCGGGTGATTTCCAGACCGAAGACGCGCATTACGCCTCGGGCGGAGGAGCGGCGAGCGCGACGCCCGTCGGCGCCGGCCAGGCCGTGGCCGTGAGGTATTTCACCGCATTGGTCACAACGCGCTTCCAGTTCACGAAGCGCTCGGCTCTCAGCGCCACCATGTTGTTTTGGAAGAGCGAGACATAGACGGTCGTCGCATCCGCCGGCGACATCGGCGCCGAGTCCATCTGCAGCGAGGCTTCGCGCGAGGCATCAATCGAGACCCCGCCGTCATCGGCATACAGGATGTAAGACGGCTGCAAGGCGACGACATTCGTGCCGGCGGTGTTCGACGTGACGAAGTTCAAGCCACGATACGAACCGCCGTTGATGCCGACGCCCGGGAACTCCGGCGAGCCGTCGAGGTTCTGCCGGAAGGAGAGCGCGAGCGCATTGCTCGGCGAGAGGATGAAGGTCACGCCATCGACGGGGATGTTGTTCGTGACGAAGTGGTTGATGAGTCCCATGATGTCGGCCATGGGATTCGTGGTCGCCGCGGCGGTCGGCGCGCCGTTGGTGATCGACGCGGGGTTGATGCCGGCGACGGCCGCGACGGCGGGGTCGATGAACTGCCCGTCGAGGAATTGCGCGATGCCGGCGACCATGTCCGAGCGGACCAGCGCTTCGGCGCTCGGGTTGGAGAAGCGCACCAGCTCTTCGGTCAGGACGATGATGCCGGCCACCTTCGTCACGCCCAGCGTGTCAGACGCGAAGGCGAGCTTCGTCAGCGGCTTGGGCTTCGCCTCACCGACCCACCCGTAGGTGCCGCCGGCGGTCTGCATCGGAATTTTGCAGTTGAAGGGCACGTTGCGAAGACCGGGAATTTTCCCGAGGATGGTCGCCGGTCGCAGCAACTCCAGGAAGTCATTGACCATCGTCTGGTTGACGAGCGGTCCCGCCCACGTCGCATCGGTCGTGGTGCCCGCGGCAATCGCCGCTTTGAGCGACAGCGCCACTTCAGGCGTCGAGTCATCCCAGCGCTTGGCATACTCCGCGGCTTCGTGCTTATTGCCCTGGCAGACCATCAGCGCCATCGCGTGGCGGACGAAGGCCATGCCGAGCGGGACGTTGGGCTTGACGGAGACCTGGCGGAAGCCTGGCGTGATGATCTGCGGCGCCGGCGCCGCCTTTGTAATCATCAACTTTTCGTGATCGCGCCAGCGAGCCAGGTCGGCATCGATGCTCTTGACCTGGCCGGTCAGCTCGTCGTGCTCCGTCGCGAGCTCCTCGCTGAGCGTGGTGCCATCGGCGGCGCCGGTCTCCATGATTTCGACCATGCGCGCGGTGGTGGCGGCGCGTTTGTTTTCGAGGTTCTGAATATGTTCCGCAGTGGTGGGTTGGCCCATCGGAGGCCTCTTCATCGATGAGCCCGAGACGCCAGGCGGGTTGTGGCCAGACGCGGCCAGGTGCGGTGCGTCGAACGACTTGATCGTGGCGATGGTCGTCTCGACATTCGCGGGAACCGTCACCAAGGACAGCTCACAGATTTCGGTCTTCAAGAGGTGATAGCCGCCGGAGGCGAGCGCCTTCACGCCATCCGCGAGCGGTCGGAAGCCAACCGACACGCCGGTGATGAGGCCGGCTTTAATCGAGTCCCAGGCTTCGTTGACGCGGTCGCGCACTAAGCCAGGCGTCGCGACTTCCGGGAGCTGCGCCTCAAAGGCAATGCCGCGCGCGGTCGCCGTCAGCGTGACGCGCCCGACCGGCCGCTCGCGGTCGTGGTGAAGCAAGAGCGGGAGCGGATTTCGGAAGGAAGCACCGAGGGGTTCCAAAATGTCGCCGCGGCGGTCGGGCGTCGGCGTGGACGCCATGCCGGTGATAAGCCGGCGCTCGCCGTCAAGCGCTTTGATGGAAAGGACCGCGTAGGCCCGGTCGAGCACGCTCGGAGATTACGAGCGCTAGTCCCTCTCGTCAGATTTTGGATTTCTAATATGCCGGTCGAGTTCGCGACGGATGAGTTCGCGGCGGATGAATTCGGGCACGCTCACGCGCTCGCTCGCCGCGCGTTTGTAGATCAGGTCGTAGCGCCTGGAGGGAAGCGCCACGCAGACTTTCGTCGAGGGGTCGGTCGCGTCGAGCGGTGGCCGGCCGCGGCGGTGCTGCATAGCCATCAGCCGAGCACCATGTGGCCGCGGACGAATCCGAAGCGCCAACCCTTGTGCCGGCCGCGGCGCCGATACACGCTCAGCACGCGCCGCCGGAAACAAGTATGGCTATTAATCCACATCGGCCGGCCGCGGTGATTCATGTGCACTCCGCGGAGTTGCTTGCAGAGCGGGCAAAGCGCTTTCACTTTTAGGGACCTCCGAAAATATACACCTCAACCTCGCCGTCCGGTGGCGTCGCGTCGCGATGCATCGCATCGAGCGCCATCACCAGCGCATAGACGCCGTCGATGCGCTCCGTGCTCTTCGCTTTCGATGGCTGGATGTTGCCGGCGTTGTCCATATCGATTGAAGCGTTGCCGATGTTCCACTTGAGGATGGGGTGGCCATCGTGGCGAATGGTCTTTTCGAGGATCGCTTTTTCGAGCGCCTTACTCGGTGCCGAGAGCGTCGCCTTGCCCTGGCGCATCTTCACGCAGGTGAAGCCATCAATCTTTTCGAGGCGCGACACCAGGTCCACGGCATTCCACGGGTCATAGGCGACCATGCGGACCTCAAAGCGCTGCTGCCAGTCGAGGAGATGTGCGCGCACCAGCTCGTAGTCGATGGTCGGGCCTGGCGTCGCGAGGAGGAAGCCGCGACGCGCCCACTCGTCATAGGGCACGCGGTCCCGCACGACTCGAGTCTGGATGCGCTCCTGCGGACAGAAGAACTGCGCGAGCACCGAGCAGCCAGGCCCGCTCTCGTCAGGGAAGACCGCCACCGCCGCGGTCAGGTCGGTCGTGGTCGAGAGGTCCAGGCCGACGTAGCACTTGCGGCCGAGCAGCTCGGCGCCATCAATCGAGGCCTGGCACGCAAGCCAGGCGTCCATCGCAATCCACCGCGCGTCTTGCTCGGTCCATTGGTTGAGATAGAGCCGCCGAAACGCGTTCTCTTGCGCGGGGATTTCTTGCGCGCGGGCGCACGCGGAGCGCAGCTCCTCCAGCGAGCGGAAGTCGCCGAGCGCGGGGTTTGCCTTCCGCCACACCTTTTCGTCCTTCCAGTCGGCCTCTATCGGCGCTTCCCAGATGATGGGCAGGAAGGTCGGGTCAATCTCCGGCGCGTCGAGCACCCGCTTGGCGTGCTGATACAGCTCCCAGAGGATGGAGTTCCGGTCATAGCCGGCGGTCGAGATGGCAATCACCAACGGCTGCGCGCGCGCGCCGGTCGAGGAGGCGAGCACGTCCCAGAGGTCGCGCGTGGCGGCGGCGTGCAGCTCGTCGTAAATCACGCGCGAGGCGTTGAACCCGTGCTTGGAGTAAGCCTCGGCGGAGATGGCGCGATAAAAGCTCCCGCTCTTGCGGTGCACGATGCGCTTTTGTGAATCGACGATTTCGCACGCCGCGGCGAGCTCGGGGTCATTCCTGATCATCTGCGCGGCGACGTTGAAGCAGAGTGCCGCCTGGTCTTTGTCATTCGCCGCCGAGT